AGGACCAGTTACGGTGGTTGCTACGGCGGCTACGGACTGATCCAATGGACATCTGCCAATAGATATTATGGATTGGGTGATTTTGCTAAGAAGTATGGTGGTTCACCATCAACACTTGACACGCAACTTCGTTATCTAACAAATGAAGTCCAATGGTTAGACATTGAGGAGAAGATGAAAACTCCTGGTAAGTCTATCAATCGTTACATGGACTATGCGTATGATTGGATTGGTTGGGGCATTCATGGTGCTCGCACACATTATGCACATGATTATGCTTCCAAACTGATCACGGTAGAAGTTTAAAAGTTAAAGGGAGGTGCTGCAGACCCTCCCTTTTCTTGTATAAATATTTTTGAAGTGTCTTAGTTTTTACATGTCACGCTCTTTTGATGGGGTTATTAATGAACCTAAAGTTGATTTTATTGGAAAGGACGGATATTATTGGTGGTTTGGAGAAGTTGTAGACAATAGAGATCCATTAAAAGTCGGTAGGGTTAGAGTACGTATTTTTGGTTGGTATACTGGTACTTCGTCGGATTTCAGAACGACTATGCCAGATACTGATCTACCATGGGCAGTTGTTTTACAACCTACTAATCAGTCTGGAGTTGCTGCATCGGGTGAGTCTGCAGGTCAACTGCAGCAAGGCGCTATGGTTATGGGATTTTTCCTAGATGGTGAAGAGGCACAATCTCCAATTGTTATGGGTGTTGTTCGAGGAACAAAAAAACCATCAACAGAGAATGGTTTAATCGAAGGTCTAACAGGTCAAAAATACACTAATGCATCAGAAGCAAATCAAAGCGTAGCAGGAACTAATTCTCCAGTAGTGGAGACTCCAGGTCCTCAAACCAGCAACGCTGCGCCCCCAGGCACTGAGACTAAACCAAATCCTACGAACCCACTCACGAATACTGGATTAGCTACTGCAGCGACTCAAGACATACCTGCAGCAAATGGAATGGAGAGTAATTTTGAGCAACACATGAAGTCAATGTTTGCTGATCTTGCTCATCGTGTTAGTCATTTAGTACCCAACAATGGTGGTGGATTTTTAAATACACTAGATGGAACATTGACTAATGTTGATGCCCTAATAGGTAAGATAGAAAATCTAGTCATGGGTATATTTTCTGAAGCACTTGCTGGATTAAAAGAACTGTTCTTGCAACAGATTTCAAAGGCACTTAAAGCAATTAGAATATTTGGACAGACTGGTATTCCTCTAATTATTACTACTGCAATTCAAGCAATTATTCAACTAGTATTACAATATATTTGTGGTATTGATAGTAGTTTTCTAAGTCAAGCATTATCTGCCCTAGGTAATTTGTCAGGATTTGTCATAGGTATTATTGGACAAGCATTAGATTCACTTATTGCTATGCTCAATAAAGCATATAATACTCTAGTTAATAGCATTATTTGTGCAATTAATGGTGCATTCAACACTATACGAAGTATTATCAGTGCGATTAAAACTGCAATTCAAGTCGCTAAAGCAATTGCTGACATTATCAAGACAGGAAAAACATTCTTCGAAAACTTAGAAAAACTAGATATTAACAATATCACTAGTATCGCTAGTGTAATTTCAATGATATTAGGTTTATTCTTGACTCAATGTGATCGACAAGCACCAAATGAGGGATTGAATAGATTTACTCCATTTAGAGGAACTACTTCTTGTGATCCGCCAGGCAGCAATCCAGCAAGTCCTGGACCTTGCGGGAGCGGATCAGCAGGTGCAGCGGCAGCAGCGTCTGCAGCAGCTAATATTTTACAGCAGGTTGTAAAACATGCAGATGCATTTAGAACTGCAGTATATACCTCACCCAGTGGTTATGGTCAGGCTCAACTGGGAACACCTGGTAGACAAGGAACAATTACGCACTTCCCATCTGGCGCAGAGCACCGTTCACTTAAAACTAATGATACGACATATAATAATTATGTCAGAGAAATGAATCGCCAGAAAAATAATCCAAACAGTGATCCAAGAGCTATCACTCCAGGCAATGCTAGAAATACTGTTGCTGGCGACGAATTTGTATTCCCACATCCTACTTCAATCAATAGTGATAAAGACTTCGGTGTCTATAATAAAGGTTCTTTCGTTCATACCGTAGACGGTGATTACTCACTAAAAATTGTAGGAAGTTTGAATATTGAAGTTGAAGGAAGACTTGCACTTCATGTTAAAAATGCTCCCAAATCAAAGAAAAATGATGGAACAGCATCTGGTCAAGGGATGAAGGCAACCAAAAATAGTATCATCTTTGACTCTGATACAGAAGTAAATTGTCGAGGTAAATTTGAGACACAAGGTGTAGCTAATAGTACTATTGCAAAACCAGGCACAGATGTTAAATTAATTACTGATACCTTAAATCTGAATGCTCCTTCTTTAAATATCAATTGCTCGAATGACTTAAAACTGTGTGCTGGTAATGCAATTTTTGTTGAAACCCCATGTCTTACTAGAAAAATTAACTTCCCCGCAAATCCACTGGCTAGGGTTTCTGGCATCAAAACTTTCATGTTTGGTTCTTATGATATGTTCCAATTTCCAGCATCATTAGGACCAGATGCTGTTCCCAGATTCTGTGTTAAGAACCTTGGTGGATCAATCATGATGACAGCACTGCTTAATTATACACTTACAGTTACGACTGGGGCAATGGTTATGACTTGTGCTGCAGGTGCTACATCAATTAGTGCAACAACTGGTCCTATGGCAATATTTTCTGGATCAAGCATGAATCTTACAGCAACTGCAATCATGGCTCTTCAGGGGGCAACCATCAAATTAAATTAACTCCCTTGACAAAGGCAGCTGGTCATGTTATGATGAGTTTATCGAAGGTTAAATCTGTATGAAAATCACTGCCTTTTCTGAATTAGATCATGTTGTTCTAGATTTTACTAAACGTACTATTGAACTTCATGGTACTGATGGTGAATTTATATCTGAATCATGTCCCTTTACTGATGTAGGACGGATTCAATTTGAAAATATGGTAGAATACTGCCAGAAAGTTCTTACACCTGAACAACGTATCTATAAACTATGAACACACAAGTACCTGTAATTAGTCTATCAGAACTAAGAGACAACGCAGAGTTTATCTGTGAAGTCCTTGTTGGAAGAAATAGGATGTCATTGAGAGTGACCACTGAAGAGTATGGTGATTTCTTATTAGTTCCTGTAATTGAAAAAGGTCCTATTCCTGAAGATATTCTGCAAGAATTACAGGAGATGCAAAAAGCCATAGAATCTCCTGATATTGGACTTGCAGGTCCTCCTCTTGACATGCCATTCTAATCCTGCTATCATAGTCTTATGACCCTATAGTGAAGCGGTTATCACGCTACCCTGTCACGGTAGTATCACGGGTTCAAATCCCGTTAGGGTCGCCTGGGGAGGTGGTGAAATCGGTAGACACACCAGACTTAAAATCTGTTGGGCATTGCCCGTGGGGGTTCAAGTCCCCCTCTCCCTACCTAATAAATACATCGTGGTCGAGGATATGATTTGGAAAATCTAGGACAACATTGTACTTTTGAGATCTACGGCACTAAAAGTGAGTTGCTGAACGATCTACAGTTTATTAACGACACTCTTCGTAAAGCAGCAATCATATGTGGCGCAACTATTTTAGATAGTGTGTTCCATACCTTTGATCCTCAAGGTATTACGTTTATACTTTTATTATCTGAATCTCATATTTCAATTCATACTTGGCCAGAGAAAGGGTGTGCAGCAATTGACATTTATACATGTGGATTGTCTAATCCTGAATCTGCTATGTGGTATATAATTGAACAATTCAAACCAAAATCACATTCGACTAAAAGTTTTCCTAGGGGCGGAGATCTATGAGTTTTAAAGTTGGTTCTTATGTTTCATGGAAAGATATTGAAGGATATGTCAGGTTTATAAGCGAGGATTATATTTCAATTTGTGTTAATATTCACAACCCAGATCAGTTTGATTGTTGTATTGTATGTTATAATAGTGATTGGAATGAGGTCACTGTTCACAAAACAGTATCACCCATTTATCCAATTCAACCATGCCTCCGTAGCTCAGCTGGATAGAGCAACGGTTTTGTAAACCGTAGGTCGTCGGTTCAAGTCCGTCCAGAGGCTTCATAAATACTAGGTACTAGTTGG